AAGGAGTTATACCATGAAACATTTAAAATAATAAAGGGTTTAAAAATATATTAACAGTATAATAATAATATAGTATAATATGCCAGGCGGGTTGATGAATTTAGTGTCTCAAGGACAACAAAACGTTATTTTAAATGGAAACCCCAGTAAATCATTTTTTAAAACCACCTATTCTAAATACACCAATTTTGGTCTTCAAAAATTTCGCGTTGACTTTGATGGCTCTAGAACTCTGCGCATGACGGAAGAGTCTACGTTTACATTTAAAGTGCCCCGATATGCCGATTTATTAATGGACACTTATTTATCTGTTGCTTTGCCCAGCATTTGGAGCCCGATTATGCCTCCTTCAGACCGTGTTGACCAAACAGACACAATTAATGCGGGTGCATGGATTCCGTATGAATTCAAATGGATTGATAATTTAGGCGCAAAAATGATTTCAAAAATCAGCATCACGTGCGGCAACCAAACTTTGCAAGAATACACCGGCAATTATATTCTTGCAACAGTTCAACGCGACTATAGCACAGAAAAGTTGGCGCTTTTTAATAAAATGACCGGCAACGTTCCCGAATTAAACGACCCCGCAAACGCCGGCTCGCGCGTAAACAGCTATCCCAATGCATTTTACACTGACGCGCAGGGCGGTCCTGAACCCTCCATTCGTGGTAGAATGATATACATTCCATTGAATGCATGGTTCGGCACAAAGAGCCAAATGGCGTTCCCGCTAGTAGCCCTACAGTATAATGAGCTATATATCAATGTTACTTTTCGTCCAGTGAACCAGTTGTTTCAAATTCGTGATGTCTTTGACAATGTTAATAATTACCCCTATGTCGCGCCCAACTTTAATGCATTCTACATGCAATTTTATCGGTTTTTACAGCCTCCCCCCGACATGGCTTTAAACATTGACTCCTATACAGACACACGAACCGGCTGGAATGCGGATGTCCATTTAGAATGCACCTACTGCTTTTTGTCTAATGAAGAGTCACGTTATTTTGCATCCAGAGAACAAAAATATCTGTTTAAACAAGTGCGCGAAAAAACGTTCTATAATGTAACCGGCTCAAATAAAGTTCAGCTGGAGTCGCTTGGGATGGTTTCTAATTGGCTCTTTTATTTTCAAAGGAGCGACGTTAATCTGCGCAATGAATGGTCTAATTACACGAATTGGCCGTATAGCTATATGCCGATGGATTTAATTCCAGCACCGACAGATGGTATTTATCCAGTTGTAAGAGTTTACGACAACTTTACAGAAACCGTGGAAATTGGCCCGGGTGTCAATGTAGACGGGAATTTAACCGGATGGATGATTACTGGACCATATAATATTCAAAACGACAAACACATATTGGTCAATCTGGGAATATTATTAGACGGGTCCTACCGTGAAAATATTCAACCGGTTGGCATTTTTAATTACATTGAAAAATATGCGAGAACAAGTGGCAACGCACCGGACGGACTATATTGCTACAACTTTTGCGTCAACTCATCTTTAACCGAGTTGCAGCCATCTGGTGCAATTAATATGAGCCGATTTAACCAAATAGAGTTTGAATTTAATACGATTGTTCCTGCCATTGACCCGCTCGCACAAACTCTCACTATATGCGACCCTCAAACGGGGAATATTATTGGAGTAAATAAACCTACGTGGCGAATTTATGAATATAATTATAATTTATACGTCATGGAGGAACGATTAAATGTGATTACCTTTTTATCTGGCAATTGTGGGCTGATGTATGCAACGTAAGTGTTATGTGTGTTTTACGCATTTGCATTTGCATTTGCATTTGCATTTAGGAATGTGCACGTATTGGTCAAATCGTAAATAATCAAATAGTAAAAATTTTATATTTGACTATTATAATATGAGCGCAATTTCTGGCGATTTGTTGAGCGAGAACACAAATATTATGGAAGAAAAAAAATTAAAACAAAAAAATCGCACGTCTACTCAGACAAATATGTTTACTGTAAGAAATTTGAAAAAAATAACACGAGTGACCCTAAAAGTGTTTATGAGCATAGCCATGTTGTTTTTAGGTGGCTCTATTTTTTGGTATTATGGAATTGTCTGTCACGCAGGCCTTTTGCAAACAGATTTTCCACATGACTATTATGAGCGCGGGTTTGAAAAAAACGCACCACCTAACGGCTTTGAAAAAATAAAAATACTGAAAACGCAGGTCCCTATATATAACATGGATGACGACCAGGGCGTTCAGCGATGCTCATTCGTGCATTTTGACGAAGCGGACATTAACAAACAGTTTGAAGGGACTAAAAATGCGAATAATGGCAAGCAAGAAAATGCTAGCTTGTTGTATAAATTAACTCAACTAAAAGAAGGCGCTGAAAAACAGGGGTCCGGGTTTATAAAATACTCCTTTATAAATTACTTGCAACGACTAATTATTGCGGATTTTAAAGTCATCAGCACTTATTTTGAGTTTTTTCATAGCGTTTGCAATGAAAGTGTTGGGCTAATGCTGGGCGCGTTGTTTTTAATACCATTCGCGCCTATATACATAATTTGTCATATCGTATCCAGCATAGGATTTTTTTTAATGTCAATCATGGATATTTTTAAAACTCCGCACTATGACCCCAAAAAAGAAGAAAAATCTTTTTTTGGCTTTATATGGGATGATGTACTTTTTCCAGGCGTTGGCAGCGCGACGACAACCCCAGAATACGAACCGCTCACGTGGTGGGACATATTTATACGTTTGGCTTATTTGTTCTTTTATTGCACAATGGGCATAATGATAAACGTTGCCTCATCTATTTTTTGTGCGCTGTATTCTGTTGCCAAAGTCTTTGCAATGACCGGTACAGTAGATATTTCAAAATCTAGTCAAAATAATAAAACAGATAACCCTACAAAAACCAAAAAGTTCACCATTTTTCATCTATTGAAAAATAATTTACACTTCTATAGCAGGGGTTATTTAATCGCATTCACTCTAATGCTTATCAACCAAATATACATTGATATGAGCGCAACTACTGCCATTGGCTGCATATTCGCAGTAATTATATTGGTGTTTGGAACAAACGTCTTTGCCAAATATGTGGTAAATCCAGACGACTTTTCCTCTTCCGGCGATAAATGCGACGCATCTACTGATAGAGAACCCGACGCACCTATGGTCCAGCCTATATCCGCTCCTTCTATGCCAACAAACGCAGAACAACAACAACAACAACAACAACAACAACAACAACAACAACAACCACTGGTTGAACCATCCGCGCCACCTTTAATTAACCAATCTATTAATCCTACCCCCATAAATGCAGAAGAAATTGATGTTAACGTGAATAACCCGCAAAACACAACAATTGAAATCAAACGTGGAGGAGAAGGAGAAAAACGAATGAAAAAGTCTTCATCTAAAACACAAAGGAAGAAACTTAGCGCAATTGAATCGCCGCAATAAGTATTTAAAGATTTTGTAATTGTTAATATTAATGAAATATACGAAAAATGCAAAGACAAATGCATCAAACGCAAATGCATCAAACGCAAATGATAAATTCCCATTCGTGAGCATTTGCACCCCCACGTTTAATCGTCGCCCATTTATTCCCTACATCATAAAATGCGTGGAATACCAAACATACCCCAAAGACCGGATGGAGTGGATTATTATTGATGACGGTGCCGATAAAGTTCAAGACATATTCAAAGACGCGATTAAAAACAACCCGTTTCTACCCACCATCAAATACTTTCCACAATCTACTCATATGACACTCGGCAAAAAGCGCAATGCAATGCACGAAAAATGCACTGGCTCTATCATTGTTTATATGGATGATGACGATTATTATCCGCCTGAACGCGTGTCTCATGCAGTGGAAACTCTTCTTGCACATCCCGAAGCCTTATGCGCCGGGTCAAGCGAGATGCACGTTTATTATGACGGCATAAACCAGTTGGTTCAATGTGGACCATATGGGCCATCGCACGCTACTGCTGCAACATTCGCATTTAGAAAAGAGCTGCTGAATTTTACCCAATATGACAATACTGCCGCAGTCGCAGAGGAGCGCCTTTTTTTGAAAAACTATTCCATTCCATTTGTTCAGCTAGAGACTACTAAAACTATTCTCGTGTTTGCGCATATTCAAAACTCGGTAGATAAACGCCGACTGATTGAAGAGCCGAGCCAATATGTGGGACCATCGCCCAAAACAGTGGACGACTTTATTAAACATCCTGATTTAAAAGCCTTTTATGTAGGCAATATTAACCCCAACCTAATAACATATCCTTTGGGAAAGCCTGAGAATAAGCCTGAGATGATGAAACAAATTCAAGTAATGAAGGAAGAACGGGAGCGAATGATGGCGCCGATGCAAGATATGTATAATGGGTTGATGGGGCAAATGAATGAAATGCGCGCCGGGTTTGAAAAAGTTATTCAAAATAAAGACACCCTTATTGATGCGCTTATGAAAAAAATCAAAGAGTTGAAAGAACAGAACGAAGCATTGCAATTGTCAATTAATGCCAGTTGCGCAACATAATAACTTATTTGTTCATAAAATAGCTTAAAGACATTTTACAAAAAGATATTATAAAAGGAAGAAGTTATGGATTACGACGACAACTTTAACAAGGCGTTTCAAGACCACGACCTATTGGACACGCAATCGGTGAAAAGCGGAGCCAGAAGACCCGCAGCAGTCGTTCAGTTTACTGACAAACATTGTCACACCGTAAAACGGCTCTTCAACAACATTTATAAGGATGGAAAGGTTCATAAATTTATTAACATTACCATGTTTTCCAGTGGAATAACCGGCTCAAACATTCGCAATGCGGTTACCGGCGAGTATTCAAGACACATTGTCGGAACTCTAGAGCAAAACCTGTTTTTCAAAGTGGTCATGTCCACCGGTGAATTCAAGGACGGACCGTCGCCAGTTCATCTATATTATGCAAGCCCTGAACAATTTGAAGCGCACCAGTATTGTGAGGTGGATGAAGAGACCCGTAATAAGTGGAATGAAACCTATGCGACGACTTGTGCAAAGTTGGGATTGTAATTCATTTAATTATTAATCACTAATAAAAAATATAAATAACACTAATAATACTTAAATGCAAGTTAAATATTATTATCAAATAAATTATGCAGATAAATGATGAACTAAATGGGCTCACATACACTCCATATCAGTCCAACATACTTTTGAAAACTAGTTCAATCACAAGTGTCTCCACATTATATGCAATTAAGCAACGACATTATGATTTCGCACTATTCAATGTCGCGACATTATTGACTTCTATTAATTATTGGCGACATCCTAAATACACTTGCATGAGAAGATACATTGATATTGTGACCGTTGTTTCTTCCTTAATTTATCACATGTTTTCAGCATTTCAATCACAACGCGCATTGCAATACTACACCATCACTGCAGTAGGCATGTGTTTTTATCATTTAGGGTGCGTTCATTATAATGATAAAGACTACTGGAGGTCCGCGTATTCGCATAGCGTTCTCCATATATTGGCAAATATAGCACAGGTCGTCTTATATTCAGGCGACCGTCCAGTGTAATTTATAATAAATAATGACATAACCGCTAGTCCACGCCACTAATATCATCCGCAATGTCATCCAAGTCTTCCGCGGTCTCTTTAATAAATTTGTCTAAGTACCGATATATCCGGTTAATATCTAATTTATTTATTTCGTAATTCTCAAAGAGCGCTAAAATACTCGCATCATCCTCGCACTTGCTCTTCAAATCAATGAAAAAATAAAACAAATCATTCTTGTCCATACCTAGCTGTTGGCATAACGACTGAATAAAAATGGAGTTGTTGTATTCAGTTGAATATTTGGTAAGAACTTTAGTAAACCTTATGTCGCCAGTGGCTGTCGCCGTCGCCGCCGCTGTCGTCGTCTTCGGCTTTTTCTTAAATGTAGAGTGATACAGCTTGTTGTTTTTAAACGTTTTAATCAATGAACTCAACTCGTTGAATTGCCAAATCTGTTTTTGAAACGTAATACGGTCTATGTAGTCCGCAAAACAAATATTGTCCAACACTTTCAAATAAAATGGAATAGACGTTTCTTTTTTCATTTTAGAAATACTGTCAATTATATTTTCGTGCCATAGTAGCCCGACAATCGTGCGGTCCGTCTCGTTCATTATATTTAAATGCTGGTCTATGCTGTGTGGCACATTAATCAACTTTTGCGCGATTTGTTTTGTATCATCATTATGCGACTTGGTTTGAAAAATGTTGTGAATAATGTTGGTCTGAAGCAGATGCTTATTGCTCGTATAAATATCATAAATGTTTTTCAGTTTTCTAATGTCGCCCTGAACAAATTGAATAACATTGGTCTTCAAGTCGTCTTCAATCGTGGGCATCAGGTTATTAATAATGTTCATTATTTGCGGGGACGTTGGCGTCTTTAGTTCAATCACATTGCACACCTTCATCAATTCCTTGATTTTTTTATCAATGTGGTAATTTCCGATGCATATAATTGGATTTAAGGAAACCTCTTCTAGGCGCTGTTTTTTCGTCTTTTTTGGGCGAATTAGCTTTATTAATGTATTAATACCGCCTTTGTCGCCATTATTCATGCCATCAATCTCGTCCATTATGATGACAATTTTTTTCGCCTTTTTTTGAAATAAACTCATAATATTTTTGTCCGACATATTATGTTTTGTAATCGTATCAATAATCTGTTTATTACGAATGTCGCCCGCATCATATTTAATCACATCATAGTCCAATGATTTTAATAAATCCATTATAAATGTAGTTTTGCCGATGCCTGGATTTCCATATATGTATATCCCCTTTTTAAAGAGAAGATTTTGCTTGCTCTCCTCAAAATTAGACAATATTTTTGTAATTTTAGCAACTTCTTCCTCTCTATTTAAAAAGTTATTAAAATCAATATTATTCATATTATAATAATATTGGTATTGTTTTTATGTTCATTTGTACTCAATTGGTTTAATGAATTTATACATTGTTACATGGGTCTGCGGTTCCGTAGGTAATTCCTTCCCATGCAATAGGTGCAGGTGTATTATCAGTCGCAGATTTTTTACAATCATTCGCCCATTGTTTTTTTCTACACGCGCCATTTGGGCCGGCATAATCGCCTATTGTAAAATCTATGCCATCCGGATTTTCGGTCGTGCACTTACTTACTGGTGCATTCGCAGTTGGTTTACATTTGCCTGTAGTCGCATCAACCACCCAAAAATCAGGACATTGAGGCACAATAGGAGGCCACGCTTGCTTTGAATTTGATTTTTTAATTTGCATCCCAATAAATACTAACGAAACAATTAAGATGATAATTGCAATAATAAGCACTATTTTTTGAAAATTAAGGCTTTGGAATAACCCGCCCGCGGTAGATACATTTTGTGCAACATCCATATTTATATACGCACATAAAAAATAAACAATACAATAAAAGATACAATGAAAGAACCATACAACCAAATGCGTATTAACCAATTTAGGAAATATTAATAATTCATAAATCATAATCTCACATTATCATAATGAGACATAAGACTAAGCGCGTGCAAATAACTGCGCGCAA